CATAAGAGGTGTAGTTGAAAAATTTAACGAAGTAATGTCAGGATAAAATTATGTTATTTGGAAGACCTGGTGCATTTAGATTACGCCAGTTAACAATAGTAAATCAAGACCAACAAGCAATCAGTATATCAAGAATAACAACTGATGTTAAAATCTATGAGGGTATACAACAACAATTTTTAAAAGGTAAATTAACAATTGTTGACGGTATACAATTATTAAAAAATTATAAATTAGTTGGTCAAGAATCTCTAACTGTAGAAGTTCAAAGCGCACACGGAACATTTAAAAAAGTTTTTAGAATCTATGCCATCGATAACTTAGTTGGCGACCCTGTCAAAAAGGCACAGACATATCGTATAATGTTTTGTGACCCAAAAATGATAACTTGTAAAACAAAACGATTAAGTAAAACTTTGAGAGGGTCATATTCAAGCATGTTACTATCAGTATTACAGGAAGATGGTAATTTTAAATTTCAAAAAAACCCGACTGATACTACTGATTATTGGGAAGAAACAGACCCAACGAATCTTCAATTAATATGTCCTAATTGGACAATAGAAAAATTTATAGAAGTTTGCGTAAAAAATTCTAGTAGAAAATCAAAAGATAATAGTTATAAACAATCTATGTTTTTCTATCAAACAATGACAGGTGGTTTTAGATTCACATCTTTTGAAACAATGGTCAGTGAAATGGAAGAACCAGTTATCTTTGACATGGGCACCAGACAAGATGTAGAAAATCAAGAATTAGATGACGACTCTCCTAATGTTGGTCAAGGCACAGAGATTCTTGGTTTCATACAACCACAAAGAGCGGATATATTATCAGGTTATACACAAGGTGCATATGCATCTAAGCAAATCACTTATGACCCTATTAGAAAATTAGAAGAGGATAATGTATACAAGATAACTGATTCATTTAAAAGTGATAAACAAAGTCATGTATCTAAATTTCCTTTAATTAACACAGAAGATATGGAAGTAATCTATGGTGCTAAGAGAGCTGGATTTTTGGGGTCATCATTTGAGATGTCAGAAGAATTTGTGGGTTTAAAACCATCTGATAAATTTGATAGTTATTTTAAGTATGATGTAAATCCCACAAATGCTTTTTCCGATGAATCAAAACTAATAGACACAAATAGTGAATCAACTAAAACACAACAATTAGGTATAGAGAAAAGAGATACAGGTGATTTAGAAAGAGTTGCTATGTTAAGTAATATGAATCAAAACAGCACTTTAGCCACAATACCTTTTAGAACTGATATACATTGTGGCACAACTGTTAGATTAAGATTCCCACCTTTTGGTGATCAAGAGAATGAAGATGACAGAGATTTATTACAAGATGATAGGTATTTGGTAACTCAATGCAGATATCATTTTTTACCTTTAGAAAATATAGGTCAAGTAACATTAACTTGCGTTAAAGATAGTTTTGCGAAAAGTGTTAAAGAACATGACCCATTCGAACAACTAAGAAACACGGTGATTGAGGAATAATATGTATCATTACGGCATAGTAGAAGATAGAAATGACCCATTAAAGATAGGTCGTGTAAGAGTTCGTATTCATGCTTTGCATACAGATGATAAACAATTAATATCATCTGCTGACTTACCGTGGTCTCATGTCATAATGCCAGTGACAACTGCTGGTCTAGGTGGTTTAGGTAATACACATTCATTAGTAGAGGGCGCAACAGTTTTCGGTATATTCTCAGATAGTCTACAACAACATTTTGTGGTGCTAGGTGTTGCTCAAGGAATACCTCAACAAGGTTATAAAGAAACAATTTCAAATGAGATATTAGAGAGAAGTGTTGAAAAAGGATTTAATGACCCGAGAAGAGAAAAACAATCGATGTATAGAGATTCAAATGATGGTATAAATCCACCATCTGCACCTCAAAGAGGTAATGAACTTACATCTTCTTTAGATAAAGCACCTCATTTTCTTAAATCACAAAATATATTTTACACTGGTATCGGTTCAAAGAGAGAAGAATTTACTGAAGCAGAAAAGTTAGAATACATTACTATCAAAACAGATGACGGTGAAACTAAGATTCAAAAACCATATTATCCACTTGTAAAAGACGCTACAGACATAAATGTATTTTCTACAGGTGATGCAATATACGATGATAGAAATATGGACCTAATTATCACTGGTGCAAAGTCAAATGCAACACCAATGTATCCTTACAACAAGGCGACAAGAACAGAATCAGGACATGTAATAGAAGTAGATGATACACGAGACAATGAAAGATTATCAATAGAACACAGAACAGGCACATTCTACGAAATAGATAAAGATGGTAACGAGATTCATAGAGTAGTAAATGATAGGTATACAGTCATATGTAAAAATGATGATTTATATGTTGCTGGTAATGTCAACATAAAAGTTCTAGGTGATGCTAATATACATGCAAATGGTAAAGTAAACATATCAAGTTTCAGTGATGGTAAAATTGATGTCGCTGGTAAATTAGATATAGAAGCAGGTGGTAACATAAAACTAGAGTCTGGCCAAGATGTAATTGTCAGAGCACAGAAATTTAGACCTAACAGTTAATTATGACAACACTAAACGAAGTTCTTGACAAACAAGTTGAAGAACAGAAAAAAGAAACATCTATAGAAAAAGCAATAGCAGATAGTTTTCCTTGTCCTGAGGGAGACCTTTTTTCGTTACCAACAAGAGCGGACATCACAAATGCTTTTAACGAAATAGCTGGAATACCTGGTGAACTTGTAGCAGCTGTTCAAGAAAAAAAGTCAAATAGAGAAAAAGAAATTGCAGAACTACAAGAACTTTTAAAAAATCCAGATTTAACTCCAGAAGAAATAGCAGAAATACAAAAACAGATAGAAGAAAAAGAAAAGTTTATACAAACTGCGATTGTAGATGGTTTACAAAAACAAGTAGATGAAATAGATCAAACAATAACAGATTTTGTAGAAGATTTAAGTGATATATTATCACCTTATTGGCAAAAGTCTGAACAAAAAAGAGATTGGCCACAAGAGGCTAGAGATGCATTTACAGAATTGTTATCAGAGTTTCATACTTACATATCTACTAAAGTTGCAGAGTTAATATCTAAAATAGTTTCTATATCGTTTACTGTAAATATATTAGGTTTACAAATAGATGTTTTGAAGTTAGTAGCAAGTCCTAACTATCGTAAAGAATTACAAGACCAGATTGCAGGTAAAAGTTTTACTTTACAGATAGTAGCAAAAAGAAAAAGATTAGCAGAAGTAGAAAAAGAGATTGAAGAGATTATCGATAAAATTGACGAAAATCCAGAAAACTTTGCAATCGTGCCTACAAATATATCTGATACTGAAATAGATGAAAGGGGTATTTCAATTGTTCCAGGTGTGTCAGTTGAAAGGCCTGCACAAGCAGATAGACTTAAAGAATTATTTGCAGAAGAAAGAAAATTAAAAGAAGAAATTGAAATATTAGAAAAAGCAAGAGCAGAACATGTAGATAGATTCTTTAGTTTGATTCCAGAAGAGTTTAGACAATTTGATGGTGAGTTTGGTGTATTAGATGAAGAAGCAAAAGCAAAACTAACTTGGAAATATATCAAAACTGAAATCAAAGAATACATACAACAAGGTCTAGTAAAGGTGTTTCAGAAGTTAATAGACAAATTTGATGAAATATGGGATGCTCTAGGTTTACCAAGTCTTCCTTTCTCAGAGTTATTAGCAATAATTAATCTAGACATTGGTGCATTGATAAGAGCAAAGATAGATAGTTTGAAAGAAAAGTTTAAACAAACAAAGTTAGGTAAAATCAAACAAATCAATGCTGTTAAAAAAGAGATAGAAGAGATTAATAAAAAATTAGAAAACGAGAATTTAAGTGAAGAAGAAAGAACAAAATTATTAGAAGAATTAGAAAAGAAAAATGAAGAGAAGAAAACACTAGAAGATGATCTTCTAAAAGAAGTTAGAGAATTTAATGAAAGTGTATTAAGTCTAATTGAAGAAATACAAATTTTTGGTTTTGACATAACTGCAATCATAGGTGGAAAGATTGAATCATTTACTGAATCTATAGAAGAAAAGATTGCAGAGATTTCTCTAGAACTTCAAGACTTTAGATTAAATTGGCATAAGAAAATTATGATGGAGTGGGTCAATCTAGTCAAAAAGTTTTTCAATGCGATAGGT